CCATGGCCTTGCGGATTTCTTTTTCACGCTTGGTACTTTCAGTAGCGGCTTTCTCAAGTTTTTCTACTCCAACGGCAAGTTCTTTAATGAATTTTGGGGGAACCGCCTCACCAGACTCAGACAGTTTTAGCACTTGGTCGAACGCTAGGGTACGAACCATCTCAATAAGCACTTTCGAGACTTCACCTGTTGGCTTACCGCCCAGCTGGTCTACCCATTGTTTAGACACTTCACGGGCTTCCTGAATGCGACTGCCCACTGTGGCCATGCGCGTGGCATAGCGGTTAAGGCCGCTACGTGAGATATGTTCTTCTTCGGGTAAGCCAGCCTCACGAATAAGAGTGTTAACCCGTTCAAGCACTTCGGTTTGTGTAACGGATTTATCGCGCAATAGCTCAATCAGCTCAGACTTTATGTCGTCGGGAAGCTGGTCTATTTTGCTGGGCTTGCCACGGGTGCGCTTATCACTCATTGCTGGTCACCTAGTGGCTTTTCTGTTTCCTTGTCTAACAATTCTGGGGCTCCTTTAAGATACTGTTTTGCAGATTCTTCCCCTATGTATTCACTTAAATCCTCAATGAAAATACTACGCCGCTCTAAACATACTTCTGGATAACGTTCATCTATATCGGCTTTAGCAGCCTCAACAAACGCCGCTTTAGCTTCGTCAAGGTTAGTAAACCATTTTGGAATGTCTTTACTAGAGAAGACGCCGAACACTCTTATTTTTCCAGCGCTGGATAAATGTTTTTGACGAGCAGTGGCTCTTTCAATCAAGCTGGCTAGCTGCGCATAATCACAGCTGTTCACGTATTCCTGTATTGATTGTCTCATCGTTGCTACCTCGGTCCTGGGCGTTTAACACCTGGTGTGGTGGCAAGGCCTCGTTCAACGTCTAGGCCGCGCTGTGTAATGCGGGCTATGGTGTAACTCTCATGATGTTCCAAGGTGACTAAGCCTTGCTCTTTCAGCCAATGTAGCTGTGTGCCTAGCTTATCAATGGTCATTGTGTTGCCGTAACTGGCGCACACACCCTGGATAATGCTGTTGTTTGCGGCATAGTCATCCATTGCTGCTAGGCAGTGCAGAATACTCAAGCGTTCGTGTTCGTTTACTATAATTGCGATGGCCATTAGTTCTTGTCTCCGCGCAACTCGTTTTCAAAAAGTATGTTTACGTTGTTTAACACCTGTTTAAACACAGGTTCCATGCCTTCTAATCGTCCATTTAAACGGGCGATTTCTTCTCGAAGGGCGGCGCTTTCTCCGGCGCTGGGAAGGTGTTTAACGTGGCTATCAATTTCATGCACCTTATCGCGTAGCTTGTAGTGCTCAATCTGATGGTCTTTGAACTTCAGTTCGTTTAGTTTTAAGCGCTCTTCCTGGCTGTTAACGTGCGCTGCTAACTCTGTCTTTGTCGCGAAATACTTGCTCAGCCAATACAATCCAGCCATCAGCATTACCGATACAAAGAACGAATAAATTTTCCAGTTGTCGTTAAGGTGGCTTACTACATTTTCCATGCTATCGATTCCCGTTCTCTACATCTTGTTGGCAATCGGCGCAGCGCTGAGCATCGACTATTATTCTGCGGCGTTGAGTTATATCGGCATCACAGCGCACGCATAGTGGTGCGCCGTTCTCATCTGTTTTAATGGGGGGCGTTGGTGTCACCTGGTTAGGCTTGAAACGCATGAACGTCATCCGCCTAAACGACGCGCTGGCTTTATCAGCCATATCCGCTGCATCCATCAACTGGCCCCTTGTTTGGAAAACTTATCCCATGTTCTAAAGCCAAACCAAGCAAGCACTGGCGAAGCGATAAGTAGCGCTATCTCCCAGTTAGCACCGTTGCCATGGTCGAAGGCATTGAGCAATTCCATTACAAAGATATACGCGGCTGTGAACCAGCTGTGCCGCCGCGCAATTTCAGGGCGAAATGTTTTAATTTCTTTGCCCGAACGCAAGGTTTCTTGCTGCTGAGTATGCATCCCCAAATCATGAGTTAGCCTGGCTTTCTCTCGCTCGGCTTCAATTTGTGCTAACCCTAGCTCAATTTCGCCTACAACCTCGGGCGGTAAGCTGTCTACGGTGGCCTTTACCTTGGCTACGCTACTAGGCGATGTGTCGCCGTTAACTGCCTCTACGACATCGGCAATGGTTTGTGCCACCTTTTCCGTCGCACCACCTTTACGCTCACCAAAGAGACGAATCAGTGACGGACCATATTTAATGAGGGCTGAAATTCCTGCAGTGGCTAATACAGACATTAAGCATGTGCTCCAAGTTGTTTACGTATTTTAGTGATGTGTTGCTCGGCATTCAGTCGCTGAGGTGTCTCACCATTGTCTAGGTAAGCTTCCAGCTCTTGGCGCGTCACACTATTCCAGCCCTGCCGCCAGTACCAATGAGCAGTAGCGCGATAGCTGCTTTCAGGCAGTATCGTAAGGGCTCCTGAAAGTCTCGCTACTCTTTCGGCTTTAAAACGAGCACGGCGACCCGTGTTAAACCATTCTTGATTAAATTTGCTTACGGGCATGGCGGCACACTTAAGTCTAATGGAGTAAGGCTATACAAATACGCATTGGCATTATCCATGTAATGCCTCACGGTGCCTTTGCCTGCCATGGAGTTATAAAACTGTTTCCAGTACTCGGCGCGACCTCGCAGTGACGAAGGGATTGGCTCTGGACGTAAACGGTAGTGCAGACGACAGAATATGAAGCTTAAAAGCGGGTCATCCGCCAAGTTGGTGTGCACCAGCTTTCTAATGTCATAACCGAATTCCATGTGAATGGTTTTCACTATTCGCATGGGGGTGCGCTGAATAATGTCTTGAAATGCAATGAGGTCGTGCTGACAAAGCCCCATACCTGCGCCGCCTGGGGTAGGGTCTTCATAAAGGCCCAGACACGTTTCAGCCGCTGCCGTTTCAAGTAGTAAATTAGTGGCGTAGCCGTTCGCGCCATGTCCTAGCACATTGCAAACCTGATGCGCTAGAGAAAGAGCTTGAATTTTCGACTTAAGGCCGTAGTGGTAAGTGGGATTTTCTTGGTTCATGCCGCCATCGTAGCGATGGCGGTGAGATAGGTGGGATTAGTCTGGGTTTAGGTTAAAGGTTAATTCCACATTCCGTTAAAGCGTTCTGAAATGACATGTCTAACTTGTACTCTCCAGTGGAAGAGGCCGCTTGGTTGAACCCTACACGCCGATAAATTAGTTTAGTGCCTGAAACCATTTCAGATAATATCTTCTTAGCCTTTTCGCCAGACACAGCAGTGTAAGGTGACATTATCTTGGTCGCGTTCTCCATGGAGTTCTCAAACGTAGCTTGATATTGCGCTTTTTGCTCAGCTGTCATTGAGGCCATGTAAGGTGCCATATCTACCGTGCTTGATGAGGGAACGTAATCAACAGGCGTTTCCTGTGTCTCTATCGACCATGCATCATTACTATCTATTCTCAGTTGGATGTTGCCAACAGGAACTTGTACTTGACCACCACTTAATACGCCAACTCTAAGGTCGCCGTCTAAAGTTTCTACGAAAGGATAAAAGTTATTTGTGTATGTTAATACAGTGCCGTTAGCATAGTAGAGACTTCCTACTGTAACTCTGCATGAACTGGTATCGTCGAACTGATCAACTTTTTTTTGTGTGAACCATCTAACTGTTGGAGGTTCAGTAGAACCACAAGCTCCCAAAAGCATGGCTATTGATATAATCAGCGCCTTAGTTTTCAAAGTGTTTTTCCTTTTCCTTTTTCCTTGGGATCGACAATTTAGAGCAATAGCGAATTTTGTTCAAATTTAAAAACAAAAAAAAGCCCGCACATGGCGGGCTGGCGTTTAACGACTTAGCGTATCGATTAGCTTTCCTTGCTGCGACTGAAGGTAGTCGAGTAAAACAGCGAGTTTACGCGTAGAACATAGTCCCTCGGGTACTGCACCCAACAATTCGGCGAGCGCCTCTTGGCATGTGGTAAGCGTGTTTAGCTCTTCTAAAAAGTCTGTATTATCCATTTGCATTACTCCTTGCAAAAATAAGCGTGAGAGATACCGATAATTTCGCTCTCCCAGTGGATGCCTTCATAATCTGCCAGCCATTTGCGGGCTGTTTTATCATCCTTTTTGAAACCAGCAGCCGCCATTACATTTGTTTTATTCGCCCCCGGGTGTTGACGAAGGTACTGGACAACGTTTTGTATGAACTGGTGTTTTTTATGCTCGAAGTATTTATTGCTGGGTGATTTTCTTGTGCTGGCCTTTTTAGTGTGCGACAGCTGCTGTTCTAACAACTTGGCTTTGTCGCGGTAGAGCTGCAACAACTCGCCTTGCAAGTCTTGATTGGTAGCCTGTAATGCTTGTACTGCACTGTTGTCGTGCTGTTTATTATGAAGAGCTTCGGCCATTTGATTAAACGCATTGATATACGCTTCTTTTATGGCGGCGGCTTGCTTGCCTGTAAAGCCCATCACCAAGAACATGAAACCGTCTTTAGTGACGTTATACATTTGCCGCTTTTCACCTTTTGCATCTTTGTAATCAACGCGCTCAAAATTGAGCGCGTTGAAATATTCTGAACACTCCAGTGATCGGATGGCTCTTAAAACGTTTCGATGTTCCTTACCGAACACGTCAGCAATACGGGTAGACGGAGTAAAAAGTTGATTCTCTTTGACAGAGATGTAGTGGCGCAAGTCCACATCGGGGAGTTGTTGAACCATGATGGTTTCCTTCCTGAGATTTTTAGTCATTGCGACTACCAGTTAGTAGCTGGTAGCCGGGTGTCAACTAGAGCATCTCAAGAAGCTCCGGGCCTATTTCCCTTGCGGGTCTTGTATTAACGCCTCTTCACCCGGCCATTGAAAATGGACGGATTTATGCCTAACTTACAGGCATAAAAAGGCCGCAAGGCTGTCGGGTGCGGATGACCGCTTGAGAATTTCTAGTGCGGCAACCTTAATCCCGTGCGTGCGGCGTGTCAATGTTTCCTTATGCAAATGATTGGGTATTTGTGCAAAACGTGTAGAAGGTCTACAACAGCTACAACTACAACAATTGGTAAAATATGCGGGTGTGGCGTTTAGAGCTTTTCCAGTAAATACCGTCGTATTTTTCTAGTCTAGCGCGCGCGGTTTTATCATCTTTAGCATATCCAGCGGCGTTAAGCAGGTCGCCTTTTCCAACTTGGCCTTCTCGAACTAGTACATGCTTAACTTGGTTTACGAACTCAAGGTCTTGCTCTGAGGCTTGCGCTTCAATTAAATCTATCTCTTTTAGGTCTAGCGTATTCGGGTCGATATCGAATGCCTTGTCGACGATGGCAGCTCGCTCTTTTCTTACTTCAAGAATTACACCTACGCCTTCAGCAAGCTCACGCTTCTTAAGCTGATACATATTGTCTAGGCTATTTCTAATTGCATTGCTGCCCTGGTAATTGCGCCCGTCTTTATTGCTGTGACCGAGTATCAGAATGGTACCGCCTGCTTCTCGAATATCTTTTAGCAGGTTCATTACCAGTCCGATTTTGGCTTCGTTATTTACATCGGCGAAGTCTCGAAGACTGTCCACAAAGAAGATCATGTTTTCAAATTGATTAGCAGTAGCATTTTCTGCCAACGTTCTTAGTAGTTCAAACGGGGGCAGGGGGCTTTTACTGCGTTGCACATAGTGCAAGTTCGGGTGTGGAGCGATAAGCAGCTCGTGCACCTTGCGTTCCTTTAATACACTTAGTGGGTTGTCAAAATCCAAGTAGAACACTTGTTTCATTCGAGGGGCGCAGTATTTTGCCAGCGCAAACGCTAACCAGCTTTTGCCGTTGCCGCCATCGGCATACACCATGGTCATCATGCGCTTAGTGATGAAGCCTTCAATAACGAAATCTATCTTTTGATTGAAATCAGCTTCGCACAGGCTTGCTTGTGTGAGTATTTGGAGCATTTATTGGTCCTTTCTTATTAGAGTTCTTCTAGCGCTTGGTATTTGATGGTGTGATACACGCCACCAAAATGTTCAATGTCTTCATCTGTAAAGCCAGCAGCAATCAAATGGTCTTTGGTTAAGCTTTCAAACAGTTTGAATAAAAGCTTTGAGCCGCGTTTAGAAAGCTCCACACAGCCAAATAATTCGTCCATTGGAATGTCTTCAGATTCGGTTTCTTTTTCTATCACTGGTATTTCTCCTGATAATTTGTTGTTACCGCCGTAAAGCAGTTTTTTTAATATTGGCGTTACCCTTAAGCCCTCCACCTGAACACGTCGCACCACTTCTTTGACGACAGTTGCGGGTAACTTGCTTCTAATCGCCAACTCGCGAGTGCTCTCAATTCCTCTGCCATCTAAAATGGCATTGAGCTGTAATTGTGTAACGGTGTGGCCGAGTACTTGTAGCGTCATCGTTTCACCTAAATAAGCTGTGGTTGGATTTTGTTGCGATATTCTTCACGTTTGGTGCGCAGAATCTCGTAAACACGAATTTGATTGAGTTCAGGACAGTATTCTTTTCGTATCTTTTCTACTGGCCAGTTGTGGTTGTGCCACAAACGAAACATTTGAATGTCTCGTAGTTCTTGTTGAAGGCGCTCACCGCGTGGTAAGTATCTACACTCACCACCTTGGTAATGCGCTATTTCTGCGATAAGTTGGCAGCTAAGCTTGTACGCCTTGTTATCTTCGATATTTGCCTTTTTAAGGCGGCGCTCACAAATTAAAACCAATGCCCACAAGTGCTCTTTGTATCTGGCCATGGCTAGTGCTTTGTCGTCAGCTAAATCCGGCAGGTGCTCCAATAGTGAGTCAAAGTCATCGTCAAAATCGAACTGCTCTTGATTGCTCACGGCATCAGCTCCTCAAAAGCGCTTTTTACATACTCGTAAGGCGCTTTTTCTGTACTCCACACCTTTCTATGCCCTTTCAACACGGTGTACCCTTCAGCAATGAGTTTTATTGCCATCTCGCGTCGATGCCAGTTCTTTAGTGACTCCAGTACTTGTGCCAAGCTCTCATCTTTCAGCCAGCCCACGTGCGACACGTTAACAATGCGAGACACATAGGCGTCTAATGCACTCTCAGAACCGTCGCGCACAAAACCTTGCTGATACATGGTTATCCAAATAGCACGTACTTTGTCTATTCCCGTACCTTTAGACTTGGGTGACAGTCTGCGTCCAGAAGATGCTTTTCTGACTTTGAACCCTTTATCTTTCATTTCGTCCATGACGCGCTCAAGCTGTTCTACGTTCATGCCTGCGCATGAATTCGTCCCTGTAACGCGTTGAAGCAAGTTGCGGTAACTGTCCTCATCCATTTTGAGCTGCGCTTTTGCGACATGAATTTTGGTAATTAACCCGCGCTTGATAGACATTTATTCGTCTCCGATTGGCAAGCTGTCAGCCGCGCCTTGAAAAAACGCTTGAGCAAACAGCAACGCTGCAACTAAAAGAGAAAACGCACCTCCCCAGTTGTATCCGAAGTAAAAGCAATACGCCGTGGCGTAAAGAAACATCATAAATAAACAAAGACGTAGCATGGTTTTCTCCTTTCCCTAAACAAAGCCCTGAACGTTCAAGGCTTTGGTTAAGGGCCCCGAAGGGCCGCTCGTTAGTTAGCTGGCATTATTTCTAGCCACTTTTCGTTGTTGCTTTCGTCGTGATACACGTTCATCACGTAAGTTTCTTCTACTCCATCAACGTCTGACGGCAGCTGCGCAACGGCTTCGGCTAGCTCTCGTTTCGAGCCAATGTGGGTTCGGCTAAGCACTTTCGGTTGATTGCTCATTTTTCAATTCCTTGTTGGTGTCAGTAGTAATGTCTGAGATATCCAGTGCAAGCTGGCGATACGTGCCATCTTCGAGACGGAAATAAATGCGGAAGTACTCAGCACTGCTATCAACCTCAATGGCGTCAGCCAGTGCGGTCATGGCCAGTTGCCATTGCTCGTCTTGAATGTTGTGTTGGCGAAGGCTTAGTACCTTGGCAGCGCTAAAGCGCCCGTGCTTATCGGTTTTAAATGCGCCTTGCACAATGGCTTGGAGGTTCTTGTTGCTGCCTTTCGACCAGCGTTTGATGCACTCGTCAATCATTGCTTTTGCGGCAACAAGGTTTTCGTTGAAACACAATCTGTCTTGACGGCTGCGCTCAATCTTTATGCGACGGTCAAAGCTATAAAGCGTGACATTGCCTTTGGTACCGCCCAGGCGTTTGTCATAATTCTTCATTGCGTGACTTACAAACTCAGCAACGTCTCGCTTCAACTTTTTGGTGAACGCTTGTAGTTCGTCATGCACCAAAATTGCGTTAAGAAATAACTCTCTTGTTAATTTGTCGCGCTCAATCTCAAGCGGCTTGATGCGGTCTTTACGACGCAGGTTGCCCTCACCATCTTCCATGAAACCAGTTGGGGCTTCTGGTTTTGCAATTTGATAAAGCTTGTCGATAGATGTCATGCGTTTAATTCCTGTTGTGGTTCTTCATTGGTTAAGTGCCATTGCACCGTGCAGCCGTATAGTCGTGTAGCCATCATGTGACAGCGGCCAGTGTGCGTTCCCGTAATTGAAATCAATGTTCCTTTTACCCGCTTGTCTCTTGGCGGAAGGATATTGATAACGGTGGATGTGTCTTTGATAGACAGGCCAGTGATGGCACACCCTTGCTTGATGAGGTGCGTCATCGCCAAGCTCGCCTTATCTACTCTTTTCTTAAAAGCAGTGTTGTAAGCGTTCATTGCTTGCTCCTGTGTATGCAGTTTTGGCACGCTCTAAAAAGCCTGACGCGCTGCGGGTTACTTGCCGAAAACGGTCTTATCTGTTCGTTTAAACAGCGTTTAACCGCTATTGAACCAAGCACTGGACAGGTCACTGTTAAATTTGCGTACGCTGCCAGTACTTTCTTTTCAATATTGCTAATGCTTCCTGGATACTTTTCATTGAGTACCTGCGAAAGCGTGGTCTTACTCATGCCCGTGTCTAACTCAACTTGACGACGACCCAATTCCTTGACCTTGTTCGCTAATAATTCATACCAATCCATGTTTCCTCACTTAGCCGCCGTGGTTGCCATCACCATCTTTTTAAGGTTTTGGTCAAACAAACCATCTTGCCGTGCAATCGGATACATATGCCCCGTATTGCTTAACAGTCTGTAACGGTTATGCCAGCCTCGGCGTCTTGCCATTGGTGCTCGTTTGTTAAATGAGCTGATTTTTACAACATATTGAAAGCGGCACAGGTCTGTGAGGTAGCGCTCCACACTGCTTTTGCTGCACTGTGCTAAAGCCATAATTTCAGGAATGGTGAACACTTCTAGGTACCGCATCGCCTGCCAAATTTTCTGACGCTTCGAACGTGGCTGAGGACTAGTTGTGTTTTTTCCTGGCAAATGTGGCTTAGCACGAGCAACCTTGGCGTAAACGACCGGGTTAGCTTTTCGATTTACCGTTGTTACTGCACCTAGCTGTTTAAGGTGGTCTATAACCATCTGTGCCTGGTGCAATGAAACTTCCATTTCTTTAGCCAGCTCTGTCGAATGAAAGTCTGGCTGTGCTTTTATCCACTCCCAGCTACGCTGGCTGAGGGTTTGTGACATATTTACAGCTCCGCGACAGGGAAGAATTGACGGCCCGCCCATTGATCAGCATCAATGGTGTTTAAGCTGTTCGACTTGGCGAACTTCTCAATGCTGGCAAGCCCAGTAGTGATGCGACGAAAGTTGCCTTTTGATGCATCTAACAGTTCTTGCAGTAAGTCGGGGGCAATTACTGTGTGCTCGACCAGCTCGCTCGCCATAATTGAAATGTCTTCCTCGTCAGCCTTTTGAAACTGCACGTGCTGACTAATGCGCCCGAACAGTTGCGGAAGACGCTTTATCTTTTTGGGAAGGTGTTCATACCCAATTAAAACGATTGGAACGCCCGATAAATCGTAAATATCACGAATGGTTTCTAGCACTTCGGTCTTGTCAGCGAGGTAATCCGCTTCATCTATAAAGAGCGGCTTGCCCGTGAGCGCCAGTTCTCTAACAATGAAATTAATCATGTCTGCCTTACGCTGACGTTTATCGAGGCCTAGGTCCTGGGCTAGTCGCTCAAGTAGGGTGCCCATGGTGTCGCTTTTCAAGCAGCGCACTAAAATGCCGTCAGCTTGAACAAACAGAAATGCGCCTGCCGTTGTTTTGCCAAGTCCTGCCTGGCCAGAGAATAAGGCCATGGCGGGTGAGCCTTCTTGCGCTGCTTGCTCAACGGTCTGGTAGGCGTCAAATGCGGCCATGACGTTTTTAGTTTTTGCTGTGATTGCCTTCATCAGTTATTTTCCTTTGCTTTCTGTAGAGGTAAAAAGTTTGTCCAACATCTGAGCCGAACGTCGGTTGTCACGTCGGTATTGATGTAGCCACGCTTTTTCGGTTGGGCCTAAGCGGCCATCTATATTGAGTTGTGTGTAATGGCGAGCCTTGTGGTGTTCATTTTGATAAATGGGCTCACCGCTGTTTTGAATGGTTTCGATAGCATTGAGCTCGTCTCTGCGTTGTGCCAGCTCGTCTTTGCGTTCAGCTGAATAGCCTTCTTTTTTCGGCTCTGCCTGCGAAATAGAATTTATGATCCCAGATGAAACTTGCTTCGATGGTTTTGGGAAGGACTTAAGGCCCTGGGTCTGCGATTCGCGATACGCCAAGAACTTTTGAGCAACGTCTGATACATCGAATTCCTTCGAGGCTTGCTTGATTGCCTCCCGCTCATTGCGAAGCCTGGCGCGTTGAATTCGCTTAGCTTCTTGAGCGTGCGTCATCGTGATTTCGTTATCGACGAGCTCAGGGTTAAATGCCTCGCAGATAAACTCGCGTTTTATCGGATCAAAAACATAAATCTTGCCAATGTCATCGGGGTTAAATCGACAATGGACACGCTCACCGATGTAAGCGCCAAGTTCAGCGTGAATGTACTCAACACCCTCAACGCTGATGCCTTCTTTACCAACGGTTCTGAATCCTTTTTGACTAGGTACCGGCGCAAGTAAAACGTCTAAAAGCCTTTCGTTATCTAAACGCTTAATCGTTTGCTGATGCTGAGTGAATTTCTCAAATGGTGTGCACTTAAGCTCACTGTGCTCGGTGTGGTCGTAGTGGTAATCAAGCCAAGAGTTAATGAACTTTTCGAAGTCAGTTGACGAAACAGATACATCGAGAGCAACTCTATCTGCGCCTTTCTCCCTGCGTTCTATTAAGCGCTGCGCGAAGGTCAGACGGGCATTTATCTTTTCACGATCACTTACGTTATGACCAATGTAGCCGGAAAGCATCTCTGCAATACCATGGCTGAACGTTCTGAAGAAACGCTCTATGAAAGGTTTTTCCCAGCCGCTGTAAGGATTGGTAATTTGGTTGTGAATGCCTAGCGCGTCCCATATCGCGAAGATATGCGCAGAGCAATAGTCAGCACCGTTGTCTGTTCGAGCAACTTCTGGAATGCCCCAATCAAGGATCGTATTGCGAATTAAAAGTGCAATACCTTCGGCATTCGATGTAGGTTTTAAAACGACTTTCACACGTCGTGTAAACACATCAATTACACCAATAATTGAGTATCTACCATCGGTAAGCATTACGTCGGCTGGTGTGCTATCAAATTCCCATAGCTGGTTGATGCGCTCGACACCTGCACTGCGACTGCCGAATGCGGCCATGTGTTTATTCTGCCAGCCACTTGCATCCATAAGAGATAAGAAAGTGGTTTTGTTCTCGTCTTTCCACTTGCGGAGCCAATCTCTGCAAGTCGATGGTGAAGGCGTTGAGTATTTTCCCTCAAACTCCATCTTAAGAAGTTCAGATAAGCGCTGGCCCTTTATGTGTGGAAACTGATGGATTAACGCAACGGAATACCGCTTCATTTCCGGCGTGGTTTCAATGATGCTCTTGCCCTTGGTTTTGCCGTAACCTGTAACTAGCCCTTGAAAGCCATGCTTTGTGTAGCTTTTTTCCCAACGAAGAAGTGTGCGGTAACTTAGGGTTGGCTTAATGCGATAATGAGCTTCATTTATCTCAAGTTCTCGGTTGTTATATAGACCAATAAAAGTGTTCCAAGCTGAGACTTTACTGCTCATTTCAGCAGCAAAACTTTGAGCCAGCTTTAGTATGAAAAGAGAGGTACTGGCACGCTTGGCATTCTCGTCTTGGTATGAAGCATCTAGTAAACCGCTCTTCCTGGCGTCTGAAGTAATGCTCTTTTCTACTT